TTACAAGTAAGGAATCTTATTAAATCAGGGCAACTAGCTGCCTACAGGGTGGGTCATAGATCCTACCGTATCAAAGAATCTGATTTTAATAGCTTTCTCGAATCTAGAAAGCAACCAGTTATACAGGAATAGCATTGTCCTCTAGGGATCTCTCTCCTTTGGTGTTTCATATACATCCTTTTTCAGGGTTCACGTTCCCTGGAAAATCCCTAGAGGCAAATTTTAACTAACTAGGAGAGTCATGTCAAACACACAAAAACTAAACGAAGTAATCGAGTACCTACAATCGCAAGGACTTGATGTCATTGAAACAAAAGATAAAATAAAAGAAGTCAAAAAAAAGAAGGTCGATAAAGAAAAACCTCTTTACGAACAAATGATGTATCCTGCTGAGGAATTACAAAGTGAGGGATTAGGTAACGGTAGGTGGTATCATGCAAAAGGTGATACAAACATAAACAATTGGAAACCCTCTGTCACCACTATACTGTCTGTAATAGATAAGGGTGGTGGTTTTAATGCCTGGAATAGGAATTACGGTCACATGGCAGATCCTTACATGAAATATGCGGCAACGAAAGGATCTATCACTCATTTCAGTATAGATGATATGGTGAACGGTAAAACCATTACTGCTCAAGATGTTTGGAATAAAATTGAGTTTGAGCAGGATGAATCATGGAAAGTTTTTGGGACTAAAAAGTTGATGGCACAGCAAGTGTTAAGGAATATTGAATCTTTTATGGCATTTTGGGAAGAAAAGGATCCTATACCTATTGCAGCCGAATACCCAATTTTAACTGAACACTATGGAGGTAGGCTTGATCTGATAGTACAAATCAAAAAGACCAAGAACAGTAAAAAACGTAGCACAGTGATGATAGATATAAAAACAGGTGGGAGTTATTTTTCGCATGCACTGCAAAACTCCGCATATAAACATGCTTGGGATAGCCAACACCCTGATCTACCCATTGACTACATTGCCGGTCTATACATTACCTCGGAGTACAGAGACAAGCCTACCTACAAACTTCAATATCAAAAGTACATGTATGATGAATTTTTATGTGCACTAAAGCTATGGCATGCTATTCACAAGCCTGCCAAGGCAGATGCGGTAAAGCCTAAGCTAAATAAAAAAACACGTACTTCATTTAATTTGTATAACAAAACAGAAAAGGAGGCCTAGATGGCTGACCAGTTCGAGCTAAAAGACAACACCGGTAGCATGTTTAAGAACGAAGAGTTCAATCCGCAAGGAAACATGGATGACCCTAAAAACTATTGGGGCAATGGATCTGTTGTTGTGAATGGTAAGAAACTTGCTTTTCGTGCTTACGCTAAAGTTGGTGCGAAATCAAAAAAGCCATGGTTCAAGCTCAGTTTGTATGAGCCAAAACCCCAACAGGGTGGCGGTTATCAACAAAAAGAAGAGCCGATGCCATGGGATTAACTGATAGGATGAATAGACTGACAGTTAAGAAAGTGAAAAGGGGGGGCAGGTTGGCTTTTGCCCCCTCCCTAACCTGAACACATACCATGTCTACCACATACGAAAGAAAGCCATTTTCAGAGGGAAACCACGCATCTAACGATCCTGTAGGTAAGGATATAGTCTTGGAGTTTTTGAGGAGTAAAGGCATCAAGGCTATAGAAAATCCTGATGACTATGGTGTAGATATCATGGCACCTATTTATGAGGTTGAGAGAAGGACAATTTATCAAGCCAATTGGCCTTACAAAACAGTGCACGTGCCGGAGCGGAAAACCAAATTCTTAGTACATGATATCTACTATGTGGTGGTTGTACACCACGCCACCGACAAGCCTAGCAATTCATTAATGATCTGTAGATCCAATATTATTCGTAAATGCAACATAGAGGTCGTGCCTAACAATTCTGTACCGGATGGTGAAGGCTTTTATGATGTGCCTATGGGTTTTTGGAAGATCGAATATCTACCAAGGAGTGCAGGGTGAATAGTTTAAAAAAATACTTTGACGGTAAGAAAAGCAAAATGAAAAAGAAAAGTCACCGCAGAAAGTTTCCATTAAAAGGTAGAGACTGGGAAAAAGAAAAGCAGGAGAGGAGAAATAATGTTAGTGAATGACTTTTTTATATGGGCACAGGAACAGTCCGATAAAGAGCTCAAAATTATGAAAGACAAAGGTTTTGAGTACACGATCAATGACAAAGATAAACTTAAAAACTTTAAGCATATTGGTGAGCGGATGAAGTTGCGGCCTGAGCAGGTCGCTATGGTGTATTTGCTCAAACATATGGACAGTGTCACGAACTATGTCAATGAGGGCATAGAGGCCTCTGATGAGCCGATAGAGGGCAGATTAATGGATATACGTAACTACTGCCTGCTACTGGGTGCACTCATCAAGGAACAGAGGGAATCTGCCGATAGTGTCCGATAAGACTACAGGGTGGATAAAGATACACCGTGATATACGGAACCACTGGGTATGGCAGAAGTCTGACTATTTCAAGGCTTGGGTATATCTACTAATCAAGGCGAACCATAAAAGCAAGACTTGGCTACACAATGGTAACCTTGTCCATATCCGGAGGGGGGAGCTTGTTACAAGCCTAGATGCCATTGCACAGGACATGAACTGGTCTAGGAGTAAGGTCAGGCATTTCATAAACCTGCTCAAAAAGGACACAATGGTACGCACAGACAGCAACACGAATTACACACACCTAAGTATCTGTAATTACGACACTTACCAGGCCTTCGTGCACACTGAAGGTACGGTGGTCGATACCACTCAAGGCACACCCAAGGCACACTCACGGCAACAACTAAAGAATGTTAAGAATGAAAAGAATGTTAAGAATATAGAAAACAGAAAACAAAAATTTATAGAGAGCTTGATAGAATACAAAGATCAATACCCTTCACATATATTAACCCAGTTTGTTAATTACTGGACTGAGGCCAATAGATCAAAAACTAAGATGAGATTTGAAATGGAAAAAACTTGGGAGACAGGGCGGAGGCTTGGGACGTGGATGAGGAATAGTAAAGACAATCTTGTATACTCTACTAAAGTAGAGGTGAGCAAGAAAAGAAAGCTCGTGTGCACCAACTGCGGAAATATCCAAGAGAGCGATCAGGATACATGGAAGGTGGAGTGTACTGGTTGTGGACATAACACACTGGTTACTGAGCATGAGATGAGGTATATGAAATGAGTTCATGGGGTAAGCGTAAAATAAAACGGTTACGGTCTGATATTTATTTCAGTGAGCTTATCAGGACACGTGACGACTGGTCTTGTCAGAAGTGTGGTAAGACTTTTATTCAAGGAGTAGATTCAAAAAAATTACATTGTGCCCATGTGTGGTTTGGTAGGGCAAACCTGAGTACACGTTGGGAACCGTTAAATTGTTTATCCTTATGTGTTGGATGCCATAACACGCTAGACCAACATCCTGCCTACGCTTGGGAATTGCTGTCAAGTTTTAGAACCCTTGAGGAGATCATGTGGTTGCAACAACAAAAGGATAAAAAACTAACGATCAAGATTCCTGAAGATCTTGAAAAGGAGCAGAGAGTAGAAATTCAAAAATTGTTGAAAGACATAAAAAAGGAGAAGGGTAATGGTTATAAAAAAAATAATACTTAGTGATGAAATAGAGGAGCTTGTTGGTGATTGTGTTGTTAAATCATTAAACATGCATACCGAACTTGAAGAAAAAGAAAAACAAGAAATAGCTGAACATGTTATCATGCTATTAGGGAGTCAAAATGACACTTACATCGAGCCAGACTAAAATCTTGATTGAGGCATTAAAAACTTACAGGGACAAACAAATCTCTATGAGAATTGATCCATTGTCCACGAATGAGTTGTTAAGAGTAATTAAGATCGAGTCACAAGAAGAGCCTGTCGAATTAAAAGATCAAGTACATCCACAGACAGGGGAACAATTGTAGTAATGAGCATAAAGTCTAAAGACCCTGAAATGCAAGGAGAGTATATGGTACGTGAAGTGTACCGTGCTCTTATTGCTGAGTATAAAAGGGATGGCAAGGATTGCACAAAACTACGTAACCGATTAATGAAATTGGAGGATAAGAAATGGGGCAATTTATTTCCTGGGATGCCATTGCGGAGAAGAGTCAATTAGTCTTTGAAATCATTCTTATCGCTGCGATTGTAGTCCTGACCATAATTGGCTTGTCAATTTCCATTCCAACGCTGTGGCTTGCCGATAAGCTGAGTCAAATATTAGATAGTTGAAAAAATATAAGGAATGGGTTGATCCAAACGATCAGGGAGGTCATTACGACCTGATCGGTATCTTTGCTCAGGCACAGCAGGACTTTCCTGATGGGGTGGGTGTCAAAAGAAGTTTGTTTGCAAAGAGGATTGCTGTGGGGATGAAAGAGTTAGAAAAATGCACTCGCCCTGAAATGAAAAAAATAATTAATCAACTCAGGGCGGAGTACTTACTGATGAAGTCTAAGAGAGGAAAGACCGTTGCGAAAGATATTGACGAACAATAGAGCCTAGCAGTTTCTGCACCGTAGTGCCTGCCTTAACCGCCTCAATCTTGATCTTCTTACGCTCATCCTTATTTATCTCAACCTTCATATATTCGTATTTTAGTTTATCCAAAATAACCTCCAGTTTTAATGTAATAAATAACCCATGATCCATCGGAATACAGCAGGTAACTGCATGCGATGCTCTGTCCAATTTCTACTAGCTTACTCACCGCAACACCAGTGCTACAATGTGGCCTAGTAAATACAGAAACGTCATAAAAACAAAAGGCATAGCTATCCTGTCTAGTGAGTCCATAAACTTTTCTGTGTTGTCAATTATCTTGTTGTATAACCTGTTCATTATACCTCCTATTTTAACTTGTTAGATGCCAAGTGAACTTTCTCTTGGTCTGCTTTTTTGATGTAGACACGCTTGAGCATTTTGGTGTCTGCATGTCCTGCGATAATTGCTATGTCATCAAGGCTTAATTGGCCGAAATTCACTAGGTTAGTTAGGTAGGTGTGTCTAACTGTGCCTAGGGTGCTTTTAACGCCTTTATGGGCTATTAACTTCTTGAATCGTTTATTAGAATTATCACGTTCATGCTTGCTTGCAAACACACCAAAACATTGATCGCCATATCGTGCCAGTAATTGCTCTAGCTGATCGTTCAGTGGTATGCGTTGCAGTCTACCATTCTTGCTCCTGCCATTGTTCAGGTTGCGACCAGTACAGTCTGTGTTGTCCTCTACCTGATCAGGGGTAAGCAGTGACACGTCCTTGGGGTTGAGGCCAGTGTACCTGAGCCATGTCCATAGGATCACGTCCTCATCGTATGGTGCGTTCTCTATTGCGTAGTCAAAGGCCTCATCATTGATGTACTCCCATTCCATCGTGGTTGCTGATCCGATCTGTTGTGCGTACTCCTTGGGGTTTTTAGTGATGATGTCATTAGCCACCGCATAGTTGAATAGCTGATTGACTGGCTTAAGGTAGTTTTTAATCGTGTTGGGTGCCTTGCCCTGATCCTTACAGTACCTGATGAAGTCATCAATCAACTCAGTGTTGATCTCAGAGATAGGCATGTTGCCTACCTTTTGATCATTGTACAGCCAGTTGTAGAACGCAGGATGTCGTGACTGCTCTTCCTGTTTCCAACTGCCGCTTTTATCTAGCTTGCCTAACCACTTGTCTCTAACTTGGAGGTAGGTCAAAGTAGTTGTGATCTTATCTTGCCTGTCAGGGGCATGATCAGCTAAAGCCATAGCTAGTTTGGTCTTGTCGCTAGGGGACAGTCTTTCGACTGCCCCTAGCAGGTCTAGGAAACTAAGCGTATTATTCTTAGCTCCATTGTGCAAGAACTCCTGATCATTAGCCTGCTTGAGTGCAAGCTGTCTGCCCTCACGCTTGGTGTGCTGATCTACCTTGAGTCCAGTGCTTTTCTGATGGCGTTTACCATAGCTATCGTAAAAGCTATAGTAGTAATGGCCGTCTTTGATGTATACACTAGCCATGGAATACCGCCTTCTTGTATTGCTCAGTATTGTATTCCCACTCCACAATATCAAGATTATCCTCCTCGTAATCGTATGATAAGTGATCAGTGAGTTTCCTGAGTAATGCATCCTCCAGTGTATGTAGTACCCAGTATGCATCAGTAGAATAGTAATCGTCTAACTCACAGGACTGGTACCGTAGGCACCTGATCATGTTAAGCAGGGAAGGGTCATTGACACTCTTGGTAGTTCTGTAGATATGAGAATCGACCTTCTCTAAGTAATGATTTTCACCGTGAATGCCATCTATCCATTCACCTATCCTAACGTCAGGATATCTAGCCTGTAATGACATGAAATTGCCTTTTGCAAGAATTTGACCTATATGGCCCACGGTAGCTGTTGTGGGGCCTTGCAAAATGCACTTGCGAGTTATTGGGTTAAAGATTGATCCGATCTTTGCCCAGTGCTGAATCTTTGCGATCTCAGCAATGTGCTCAGGGTTTACTAAAAATGCACTCACGTTACACCTCCTCTTCAAATATGTATTTATATTCATCCTTACTTTCAATGCACCAATCGCATATGGCACCGTGGTGCTCTAGTGCATGTAAAGAATATTTATGGCAATCTCTGCCGCAATCATCACAGCCATTCTCAAGATCAATATCATCGAGCCAGTCACAGTTATCTTCCTCCTCTGCATTGAAATTGAAGTAATGATCGATTTCTGTACGTACATATTCAGGCAAGGTACAGCCCTGTACCTCATGGGTTTCTTTGCCATCAATACCTTCTATATCGTATACTATTTTGTATTGTGTTATTTTCACGTTACACCTCCTTTAGTGTTGATTTAAAAACTTCTCTAGCTTGATCTCTATGCGACTCTCTGATGTATGTATGACAGTCATCATCTAAGCTAGGTAGGACTACTTCGTTCCAACTGAAAGCTCCAAGCTCTGCACCAACATGAACATATTTAATAATGTTGCCTTGGTCATCAGTGACTGGATTACCGTCCTTGTCAGTCTTATAAAATGTTACATCATATACTCCTATATTCACGCTACACCTCCTTCTAACTCATCGATCTTGCATTGAATTTTGTATTCTTCGTCTTGTAGTCTTTCTAGATGTCTATCTAAACTGCTTGTGCTAAGACCTTCATTAATACGTTTGTTAATTTGATCTTCTGTATTCTCAATATAAAAAGACAATGCCTCGAATCGGTCATGTAGTTTTTTAAGATTTTCTTCAATGTATGTTTGTAATAGTGGTTTGTTTAATATCATATTGTCCTCCTAAAGACTTGTTAATTAATTAATACAATATAATATCAATTTTAATAAAAACAAATAAAAAAATTCCCCCCTTTGATATAATCGCCAGGGGGAGGAGGAGAGAGGAGGAGAGAAATTATAATTGTTCTATCAGATTCAACGTGATGCTTGTCGCTCCTTGTGCCACTTCCTCAAATGCAAAAGTGTCTTGATCAAACCTAACTTTGATGCCAGTCGTACCAAAATTATCTTCACTAAAAAAGAAAAAGTTTTTTCTTCCATCTGCATGATCTATTAAGGCTTGTAGCTTTTCTTGATCTGTACTATTTAAAAATGAATAAGTCATAGCCCAGCCCCTTCTTTTTCCAAATCTTTCTAGTGTATAAACC